TCTGATGCCTTGTTACTCCATATTTGAAACTACTAAGTGTAATATCGACCATCTAGCACCGCCCTCGCCCATCAGTTTAGCGCAGTGTCGTGGCTAAGTCAAGTGCTGACGCACTATAGGGGGGGGGGCGTAGCTGTTAACGGCGGCGTGATAGCGGTGCTAGTTATTAATAGATACACCATGGTCTTGATCGACCATGTGCGGAACGGCAGTGACGCTTACTGTAACGCGCATCCGAAGGGATGCGTACCTATATCTCGCTCACTCTAACCGCTCGCTCGTAAGGTACTATGCTCGCATCAAACTCCATATTACATATGTCGTTAGATGCTCTCACCTATCCCCCCTACCCCCCTTTCCTTGAATTATACATGAAATTGGGGGGAATGCAAGGGGCGATTTTGCAGAAACGGGGCTTGGTCTACGTTGAATCAGGTATTTAGACTGTTAACTAAATATTAAGATTTCATTAAGATTGTGTTAAGGCATTACTATTGCCTTATTTGTCTTGTAACGTAATGCCGTTTAGTGCTATTCTGTTGTTAGGGGGTGCACATGAAGCACACAATACTAAGGCTTGCCTTCCTCGCGTTAGTTGTTATGGCGGCGCTCGCGGCTAACGCAGCTCCGCTGCGGGTAGCTGTAATGGACTCAGGCTATAGCGGAAAGTCGACGAAGCTTTGCAAAGAAGGCCATTACGACGCATCTACTAATAAGGCCGAGGTAGGCCGAGATGAAATACAACATGGTACCTATGTTTTAGATACTATTGAGCGGAGCTTCCTTGCGAATAGCGGTGCCAAAGGCTATAGCGGTGCTGAAGCTGACTACTGTTTTATTGTAATTAAGGTGTTTACTGCAGGCAGAGAGAGCATTGAGAAGTCGTTCATTAGAGCTTATACGCATCTTTATAAGATTAAGCCTGATGTGGTGAATATGTCGTTTAGTAGCGTTACTGATAACGGCGGTAAGGACGAGATTCTTTTAGAAGAGAAAGTGCTTATTAGCTTAGCTAATAGCAATACTGTTCTATTCATGGCTGCAGGTAACGTGAGATCAAGAGGAGACAAGGAGAACGCTAATTTGAGCGAGGTTTGTCATGTATTTCCAGCATGTCTTGCTGTAGGCAATAAGAAGAACATGCATGTCATCGGGGGTTATCTTGTTCCTGGAACGATACATCCCCAAAGTTACTACGGCGGCCCTGTAGACGAGTATGAGCCTTTCTGTGATGCTGAACTAGAGTTCTGTGGAACTAGTCACGCTACTCCGGTTGCCGTAGGGAAGTACATTGCTGAGTTCTTTAGACGTAAAGCCAAGCCACCTGAACACAAGATACCGGATGATTACGTTGTAAGGCCAAGAGATGAAAAAGACCCGGCGAATTAAGATTCTTTGTAGAGAGAATGTACTTTGGCTATACCAATCCAGTTGGAGTACCTTATTCACACCGTCATTAATATATTGCTATGACAGGGGGACCTTTGAGACCTTTAAACTACAGAAAACAAGCCACGGAATTAGCTTTTACCAATTTGTTCCAGAATCTACACAAAATTGAGTTGACTTTAGGCAGGATCTCCGCTACTCTTAAAGAGTGCAAAGGGGTAATCGATGCTAACAGTATCTCTAATAGACGAAAACGATCTAGGGAAAGTAACTGCAACGAGAGAAGTACCCAACTTAAGCTTCTTACGGACTACATGCGTAAAGAGTAACTGGGCTCCAGCGAGGTTCTCAGGACGCCGCACCATTAAGGAAGCAATACAGACAGACATTATTGTTCTTGATGTCGATAGTGGTTGTACGCTAGATCAGTTCAACAAAGATGTAGCAGCTCATGGGTATGAGTTCGCTCTCATGACATCTAAGAGCCACACATATGAGGCTAATCGCTTCCGTTTTATTCTTTTGCTAGATGAGTCTATCAAAAATGATAACGACTTTAAAGCCACGTTTCAAGCCGTACAAGCACAGTTCCCTTATGTAGATAAGGCGTGTAAGGATATCTCACGCTTCTTCTATCCAGCGAAAGAGTGGCTATGTCATATGAAGGGAAAGCCGTTTAAGACTGTGAGGGCCAGTGCTTCACCCGCAAAAACACCCGCAAATACCCATAAAACTGAGAAGGGCGACCTTTGGAAGTCCACACTTAAGTTCTTATTAGAAGGCGCTCCGCAAGGAGAATGGCACTTTGAGATGCACAAAGCTTTGCGGAATATGAAGGAGCAAGGATATAGCCAAGACGAGGCGCAAGAGAGACTGGCGTCGATGTGTGCAGTATCTGAATATTCTACTGGAGACCTTGACTATAAGGACCTTGCTCTCATCAGAGACGTTTACCTTAACCGTGAAACTAAGTATGAGTTTAAGACACAAGAAGATGATTTAGACACCGTACTACAAAATAGTACACCTATTCTATCTACTAGTAAGACCGTAGGAGAGTTATTAGATGAGTCGTTCGTTTATCTAGCAGACAAAGATCTCGTTAAGGGGGAGCCATCTGGCCTTGAAGGACTTGATCGAATGCTTGGTGGAGGGTTTAGAGAAGGAGAACTTACAGTGCTAATGGCAGAAGCTAAGACAGGAAAGAATGCCCTCTATCACTTCCTTATGCATAAGCAACTCTGTCGAGGAATTGCAATGGGATATGCATCTAGAGAGTTGGACCCGGCTCGTGAGGTAATACCTAACCTCCTATCTATTGAGTTCGAAAAGAATCTATGGTCCACTGATATTACGCCTGAAGTACGGACGTTAGCAAGAGAAGCAACAAGCAAATGGCAACTTCATTTTGCGGAAGGTTATGGATATTTCCCTCTAGCCTCTCTGCAGGACTGGTTCATCAACCTAGTTAAAGTAGGAGTAAAACATTTCTGGCTCGATCATTTGCATTACATGCTAGAAGAACCAGAAGAACATAAGCATGCATCAAAACTCATCAAAGAACTAAAGACACTCGCGAAACAATTAGGAATACATATCAACCTTATCGTTCAACCAAATAAGATTGGGGAATACAACGGCATTAGGCAGAAGATGGGACTCAATACGATTAAAGGCGGTTCTGCAATCGGACAAGCATTGGATAACCTGCTTATTCTGGAGCGAGTACAAGGTGAAAAGAACGTATCGAGATTACGTCTCGATGCAGCAAGACACAGACTCTGCAAACCTGGCGAGATCTTACTTGAATATAATCCAGAAACAACTAGATTCGGAGAAGTCGAGAGAGTGGTGCAACCTGCTCAAAATCCCTTCCAACCCCATGGCATGTCTGGACAGCACAGACGAGGACTAGCACCGCCAACTGAGAGACCACCGAGGAAGTGGAACCAGATTGACTCTTAAGTAGTAACGAGGAAGTCGTTTTTATAAGCATCCCATTAACTTTCAATCAGAATTTCTGCTAATAAGGATTTATTTTAAAAAAGAAAAGTTCAAAAACTTTATAGTAGAGTGAGGCACCTGAGACATGGCACGGATTTTTCCGTGGCACGCGTTATGCATTAGACTATGAGTCTTAAGACAATACTTGTCAAGGGTTATTTAAAATAATGGCACGGCAATTGCTTTATGCGCCGATTTTCTGGACACAATAATAAATCTTAGACACGTTTAGCGCATTAGCTCTAATAGGTTCGAATAAACACGGCATGAATAATGAATGAATCACAATCAAGTGACGCAATAAAGCGGCGCTAAAAACAAGGATTCACTCAATGTCCAATATTCAAGTATTCAATAGATCACAAGGATTTAATGTATCTAATAGGTATCGTCCAATTAATACAGAGACAATCGTCAATAGGTTAATAGATCAAGGGTTTGAGGTGACTAAGGTAAGACACGCTAGAACTAAGAGTCTAGAGCGGCAAGGATATCAAAGGCACGTAGTGACAATGCGTCACAAGTCACTGGATTTTAAAATTGACGGGATAGTCCCTGAATTAATTATAAGTAATTCGTACGACGCATCGAGCGCATTTAGCATTCGTTTAGGAGTGTTTCGCGTAGTATGTTCGAATGGACTAATTAGCGGTGTTATGGTCGCGGGAAATTCACGTATTGTGCACGTCGGTAATGCATTAGACAAGGTACTGGTTGCAATGAATGAGATTGAGTCTAAGGTTGCGTCAACGGCTAAAGTCATTCAAGCAATGCAAGCAACACAATTAAATGATGAGCAACTAATAAGTTATAGCAATGAGGCAATGGCTCTAGTGATACCTGATACAGGATTTGCAGCTAATACAAGCTCACTTGATTTAATTAAGACACGTCGAATTGAGGACAACGGCACCGATTTATTTACGATATTCAACCGAATTCAGGAAAATATAACGCGCTACGGTATCCGATACATGTCAACTAGTCAGCTAAACGGCACTGCATCTATTAGAACAACACGACGCATTGCATCGGTGATCCGTGATCTTGACTTAAATGTCGCGTTGTGGAAATTGACTGAAACTTATATCAATAAGACTGGAGCTTAATTATGTCACAACTAAAGTATGACGTCGCATTGTTGCGCGACTTTAAAAACCTAAATAATAAAGACAAGCTGGAACTATTAGAGCGCCTAAACACGCTCACGCTATTAACACCAGCAGTTGCAAATACTAAGACAGCGAAAAACGACGGCGAAAAATACTTGTCTTATATTATGCATTTAGCGCCGAGTGACGTTTCAGGGTTTGACGTTTGTCCTAAAGCTTCACAAGGTTGCAGAGCTGCCTGTCTCAACACTTCAGGTCGAGGTCGGTTTGAGTCAACGCAACTTGCAAGGATACGCAAGACATTGTTTTTCATTCATTACAGACAAGAATTCCTTACTAAACTTAATAAGGAGATAGGTCGAGCACAGCGGAAAGCGGAAAAATTAGGCAAGACTTGTGTTGTGAGACTCAACGGGACTAGTGACATTGCATGGGAGACAATAAAGCTTGAGTCAAGCAATAAAAGCGTTATTGAATTAAACCCTAACGTGCAATTCTATGACTACACGAAACGGCATGAGCGGCTAAAGCGCGTTAATATGCCCTCTAATTATGACCTAACCTTTTCAATGGCTGAAGACAACAGTGAATCGGCATTAGCGGCGTTAGATTGTGGCTATCGTGTTGCCGTCGTATTCAAGACAATACCTAGTGAATACTTAGGAATAAAGTGTATCAATGGTGACAACACTGATTTAAGATTCCTTGACCCTAAACAATGCTTTGTTGGACTAAATGCCAAAGGTAAAGCTAAACAAGATGAAAGCGGGTTCGTAAAATGAACAACTATTATTTAATATTCACAATGCAATTTCCAGACGGCCATATTGTCTCTTATAACCAGTATCAATCCCTTATTAGCACAATGAGTCATGAGGACTTCGAAACGCATCAGCGTATTGAATTAGGACACGACCTAGACTTGATAGATGATTTACAGGCCATTATTAACGAGTAGGAAAAGACGGGGAGAGTTTTCACTCTCCCCTTGGACGCAACTAATTAGTTGCCTAGACGTTTAGTATCAAGTTGCGCCTTGGATTGGCGCATGATCTTGCGACTAGACTTTAAAAAAACATCAAAAAATTCGATTTTAATGAAGATAGTCCTATTTAGTCTAGATTTAGTATAGACGTTGACAGTTCCATCATTATTTACTAAGGCTAATTGTGTTTTCATTTACAGTCTCCTTCTGACTTAAATTAAATAGCTCAACTAATATCAAAAGCTTGTGATCATATAACTCAGCTAAACGCTTTAGGTCCCTGATCGATTTAGCTTTAGCCGTTTCAATCGCATTTACTCTTAAAGCAATATAACAATCTAGTTGCGTTAACATATTAACCTACCAATGTCTTGGTTAGTAGATACCATACCCAAAAACCGATTGCAATAAACGGTATTGTTTGGAGTACTGCAATAATGAACCAATAAACATTTATTAATTTTTTCATCTTAAATCTCCTTGTTACTTGTTAAATATAGAATACTAAACTAATTAACACTTGTCTACTATTATTTTAAAAATTCTTTTAATTTACATTTGTATATATTAAATACAATCTCAGCATGAGACACTGATTTAACTTCGAATTTAGCTAAACAATAGTTGTTTAGATATATCCTAAGACTCATTGTATTGTCTTGTCTTGTTTGAATCAATCTTGACAACATATAACGTCCTTTGTTTATTTGTTTCAACTTACATAATACTCATCGGAGTCTATTAAAAATACTTTAGCTATTTTTTATTAATACCTCATTAAGAGGTCATATCGCCTCTTTAATAGGTTGACAAGCGTGGAATTGAACATGTTCAAAAATAAGACTCTTTCCGCAGTGTTTTTTTAGTTACATTGTATTAAAATACAATCCCACTAGTAAATACAACCCTTTAGCAACGCTAAAGCCCCATAACACCCACAGACAAGGCTATAGACCCTAATGCATGTCCTATTGAATAGAGCTAACTAGCAAGGTTATAGACTAAGACTAAGAGTCATTTAATTAACTACTTGATTTTACAAGGCTTTTGAAAGGGTAAGGCTTTTCTGCGAGGCCACGCGACGGTGCCACTCGTCTCTGAAACGGTGTATTGGTTTGAGCTAATAAGTGGGGCGCCTATTTTGGAAACACTTAAAAAAGAATACGTTGCTACCCCCATTTCACTGACTGCATTGGGGTACTATCAACTACTTACGTAACTAAGAAAATCACAGTTAAGACGCCCCCGCGCCTATCTAATTGAAACTACATGGGAAAAAGAAAACGCTATACACAGCGGCCCCCGCGTGCTATTATGATTGTCGGAGGTTCTATGTCAGGACACAAAAGGAACGGCTGGAAAATGCGTTCCGAGAACAAAAAAGAAGACGAAACCAACGCAGCACTTGACGATCTCGCTGAGTTTGAACAGTACCGCGCGTCTGTTTTAGATGCGATTCGAAAAGACTTAGCTGCTGGTATGACTAGCGATCAACTATTGAAGAAGTACGAATCTCAAGCGATGGCACGCGTCATCACCGTCGCCCTAACAGAAGCGGACTCCAGCAAAGCCCTCGCTGCAGCAAAGGACGTGATCGACCGCTCGAAAGGTAAAGCAGCAGAAAACAAAACAGTCAAACACAAATTTGAAGATGTTGATGATGCGCAACTTGATGCACTGATAGCAGCAAAAATCCTTGAGGAAGAGGAAGAGACAGATGGAACAGTCGACAAAGAGATGCAGTAAGTGCTGCAGATTAAGAAAAACCAGTTCATTCCCTATAAGCACCCGCACCCAAAGCGGACTTCACAGCCGCTGCATTGACTGCACAAAGGAAGACAAGAGAGCAGCTCGGCGCCGTTATCGCCAAAAAAAGAAAGAACAAAAAGAAAGAGAACGTCGAAGCCAGTACATTCGCTTTTCTCCCCACAGCATTATGAAAAAAGCTGTCTATGAGCAGATAAGACAACAAGTAGAAAAAGAAATCTCACAAACAGTACAATGGCCATACGACAATAACAATCCAACCTTCCCACATGAGAAAGAACAGATACAGGAGATCTACCATAACTGCCCAGAAGGGCATTGCGTTGATCATATTATCCCTAGACGTAACCGCAACATTTGTGGCTTACACTGCGTTGCTAACTTGCAATACTTGCCAGCAGACAAGAACATTGAAAAAGGTAACAGGTTTATCCCTTACACGTTTTCAAAAAAGGTAACAAGTGGCCGTTGACACAAGCAAACTAACAAGAGAAGATAAGATAGAGCTTCTTCTGGCAATGGAGGAGAAGCGAAAAAGGGAACTTCTCGCAAAACCAAAGTTCAAACCAAACGAAGGTCAACTTCAGATTGTAAAAGACGGAGCCAAGTTCAAAGAACGCTTCGTTTTCTCGGGTAATGGTTTTGGAAAAACTGCACTACTCGTCAACGAAGCTAAGTGGGTTTGCGACGGCTACAACCCAGTGACAAAACAATTTAGCAAAGTACCTGCACGCGTCTACATGGTTCTTGACTCTCCAGAGAAGGTCGATCAAAAAGTAATTCCCGAACTTCGAAAGTGGTTTGTTGTTACCGACAAGCAGTTACATAAACAAGGAAAGCCGTACACATCGAAGATAACTTTCGACAACGGCTCCTGTATCCAATTTCTCTTCTTCGATATGGATGAGTTCAAATTTGAAGGTATTGACAACTTCGACGCATTACTTAGCGACGAGCCACTACCTAAACGAATTTATCTCGGAATGTTTCGAGGTCTTCGTGAGAAAGGCTCTCAACCAAAAGTACTCGTATGTGGCACGCCGCTTGGACAGCCATGGCTTCGCACCGATATATGGGAACCTTGGAGTAAAGGGCTCCTTCCTGATACTAACTGTTACCGATACTCCAGTGAACTTAACAAAGCAAACCTTCGCGATGGCTGGTTGGAAGAGTTCGCCTCTAAAATGACAGAAGCAGAGAGACAAGTACGTCTTGAGGGATCGTTCTTTGATCTAGAGGGCCTAGCACTTGCAAAGTATTACCGAGCAGAGACGCATCTAGTAGACCCACACGAGACATGGAACAAGGATTGGCCATGCGTCATCGCAATTGACCCTCACCCATCAAAAAATCACGTCGCTTGCTTAGTAGGAGCAGATCGTGATGGCTACCTATATTACATAAAAGAGATATCGAGTGCCTCCCCAGCAAAGCAATTCGCCAAAGAGTTAAAGGACATGTACCAGGGCTACCGAGTCATTGACATTATTTGTGACTCGCTAGGCGCAACTCCAGGCAGCGGAGGAGACGGAAACCTGTCGTTCATGGACGTATTACGCAAAAACGGAGTTCAAGCGAGATCTACCAGTTACAAAGAGAAAGATGACGAAGATTTCATCCAAAAGATCCAGCAGGTACTCCTTATACCGGAAGTAGAGAACAACTTTGGGCAGAAAATACCCAAACTGCGCGTTTATCGTTATTGCCGAGGTATTATCGGCGACATTAGTAACGTCGAATGGCAACGTGACAAGAATCTTGGACAGAATAAGCCAAAACTCGCTATTTCCAACACTGATTACCTCGCCTGCCTCAAATACGCCCTAGCTACTGGAATTTCCTTCAGAAAAGACAAGGCAAAGGTCATAAGATCCAAAAACAAGTCCCCATGGGGCGGTTCGTGATAAGATTAATCCAGAAGCAAGTCTCTAGCCACGGCTAGGGGAAAGCGACAAGTGGGCTAAACCACAGCGTCTGATGACGCAATAGCCCCCAACGTAAACGGAGATAAGGCTTTGGATACTTTTAATAGAGACCAAGACAGAATCATTGATGGTCGATCATTTAAACTAGAAGACGACGAGGAAAACGGACTTGTCGTAACAGCGGACCTCCGCGACCAAATCAATAAAAAGCTACTTAAGAAGTTAAATGAGAAGAATGCAGGTGAACTCATCGCTTCTGCATGGCAGCAAGGCAACGCCGACCGCCAAGAGTGGCTCACTCGCATGGAAGAGTTCCTGATTCAGTTCGATGAATTCATTGATCCCATCTATGAAGCATCTAATGACTGGTCTTCCGTCCTTCACTTACCCACAATCTATACCGTAATTAAAACGTATCACGCACGCATGCAAGCGGCCCTTATGTCTATCGACCCTTTCTTTAATGTAAAAGCACGCAAAGAGCAAAATGTCGAGCAAGAAATGGTTGTCCAAGACCTTATGCGTTACACCTTCAAAGAGTGGGTGAATGAGCACGCAGGCATTGACGAGGTCTTTGATCGTTGGATCTGGGACTGGTGTGCATTTGGTTGCGGAATCTTAAAAGCACGTTGGCACAAGAAATTTACAAAGTACGTAGATGTTGAAAACGTAACTGTACCCGGCCCAATGCAATTCGTAATGGACCCCAATACACAAGAGACCCACGCTATTCCAACTCTTAAACAGGAAGAGAGAGAAGTAGAGAAGGTAGTAAAGTGTTTCGACGGCCCAATGGTAGAGCGCGTGAACATACAAGACGTGCTAATCGTCGGCGGCGAAGGTGATCCACAAAAAGCAGATAGCGTCATACAGTCGGAATACATGACTGCAAGTGAACTGTGGTCATTAGCAGATCAGAGCATCTTTGACTATGACGCAGTAGAAGAAGTTATTAAAGCAGGAAGTGACAATCGCGGCGCTGAAGCAGTCAGCGGCCACCTCTATCGTCAAACAGAAACTGCAGGGGTAGCTAACGTAGATAAACCATTCGAACTTGATCGGTACCAAATCCTCGAAGCCTACATCAAGATGGATATCGACGATAGTGGCATTAACTCCGACTTAGTCGTATGGATACACAAAGAATCTAGAAAGATACTACGCGCTACATATCTCTACCGAATGTCCCCAACAGGCAAGCGCCCATTCTTTAAGATTGACTTCCATAAACGGAACAACACAGAATATGGCGTCGGCTTAGTAGAAATCATGTACTCACTCGCACGCGAGATAGACGCAATGCACAATATACGCATTGACGTTGGCATCATGTCATCACTTCCGTGGGGATTCTACAAACCTACAGCATCGATGGCCGAAGAGAAGCTCCCAATCGAGCCGGGAACAATGATTCCTTTAGATAACCCAGGCCAAGACGTATTCTTTCCTAACCTAACAGGTCGCACCTCTTTCGGGTTTCAAGAAGAGGCAGCACTTTACACTCTAATTGAACGTGTCACAAGTATCTCCGACTTATCACTTGGCATTATCGGTGGACAAGGTGCAGCTAGAACCGCAACAGGTACCCAAGCCCTTTTAGGTGAAGCTAACGCGAACCTAGATGTTTATATTCGCCGGATGAATCGCGGTGTAAGACAGATGCTCCATTATGTTTTTGGAATGCTTCAACAAAAGGTAACTCCAGGACTACAGTTTCGAGTAATCGGAGGAGACGGTAAAGAGTACTGGAGACACATCGAGAGCCGCGAAGCTCTAGTAGGCATGTACGACTTTGAATTAGATGCCAACTCAGCTAACTCTAACAAGTCGATCAGAATACAGACAGCCGATTTCATTTACCAGACTCTACAAAACCCATTGTTACTTCAGACAGGCGTCGTTAACGTAGGTAATCTATACGAAGCTTTAAAGAATATGATGCAGGTTCGTGACATTAAGGATGTGTCAAAATACATCACAATGCCACCAGAATACCAGCACAGATACTTGCCAGTTGAACTTGCTAACCGCATCTTAGCTGGACAGAACATCCCACTAGATCCAACGCAAGACTTACAAGGGTTCGTAGCCTTCGTCCAAGAATTCTTAGGGGACGATGAGTTACTAGGGCAGATCGATCAACAAGGAGTACAGGCACTCGTATCGAAGATGAACGAGGCACAACAAATGATCCAAGCTATCGAGGCTGCAGCAGCTCAGCAGCGTAATCAGCAACAAATGATGACTAATCAGCAAGTAGCACCGCAATCGCAACAACTAAGTGGCGGCGGACAATCCCAAGGACAGGCGGTAGGTAAAGGTGAAAGCACGTAAAACAGGCTTCTCTTTTGACGACGAGGAGAACCTCAATTCGATCCTCTTTTCAGATAGTTGGCAAACTCTCCTGAAGCTTTTTGACAAAATGCAGGCGGGCTTTGAGCGCCATCTGATACAATACCCCCTATCGGAAGGTGCTGAAAAGCTACTTCTAGAGAAGGCGCGAGTAGAAGGCTCTGCGCGACTCATTGCGGAACTTAAAAAGTTTCGTGAGTTAAGGGTAAAGGATACCCAACGGCAACTTCCTAAGCCGTAATTAGGATAGTTCGAGTGGTCACGTAATGACTGGAGCAAAATATGTCTGATCAAGACACTAGCGTCGACACTGACGCAAACGATGGCGACAACGCCCAAGAAGTAGATCCAATTAAAAATGTAAAAGCAGAGATGGACAGAAAGATGAAGAATCTTACTGAACAAATGACTTTACAGAACCAAGAACTCATTAAGGCTATAACGTCGCTAAAAGCTGCGCCTGTTCAACAGGAAAAGAAACAAGAAGTTTCATTAGCGGATCTTCAGTACTCAGATCCTGAAGCTTACGCTAGACGCATTGCTGACATGGCCGCTGAAGCTGCATCCTCACGAGTAAACGCAAGCAACGCAGTTAATAACACGCTAGCTCAAATGGTAAGCGAGTACCCAGAATTAGGAAACCAGAATTCCGAAATGTACCAAAAAGCGGTATCGGCTTATAACGCCCTTTCCGACAGTGAAAAGAACTCGTCAAGCGGTATCCGCTTGGCAATCAGAGAAGCTGCAGCAGACTTAGGATTAGTTCCTGCATCTAAACGAAGAAAACAAGATGACGATTTCTCATTCGGAGGCGATGTGAGTAATAACCAGAACAATCAAAACAAGAAGCGCGAGAAGAAGGTAGAGATCTCTGAGGAGACCTTAGCCCTCTCTAAATTACTTGGTCGTGATCCAAACGACCCCAAAGTAAAAGCCGGACTAGAAAAAGCCATTAAACGTAAATCATTTCAGAAGTATGAGTAGGATTATATGTCGATCATTAAACAAAACAAAGTATCAGTAAAAGAAAAACACGTAGTCAAAGAAGCTCCCATTAACATGGCAGATGTTTTCATGAATGAGCTAGAGCTAGACCCTATCCTTTTAAAGGAGTTAAAAGAAAAAGGCTTGGCTTACCGTTTTATTAATGGAACTCACTACAGAAAGAATGGTTCACACAGAGCACGATGGATTCCTTATAAGAGGGAAACAAAATCTGAGCTTTTTGGAGCTGATCCAGATGGTTTTGTGCGCCGTGGCGACCTTATTTTGGCAGTAAAGCCAGAGCAAGCTGCTCAGATGCACAAACAGTTATTAAAACAGCGTGCGCAAGCCCAAAGCAACGCTGTCATCAATAAAACCCATGCCGAGCAATTTAGAGAAATGGCCAAGGAAAGCGGAGTAAAAACGCAGGTTTCCGAGGGTTTTGGTGAGGGCGGAGAAGACTCCGAATAACACATTTACACACGTTTGTCAACTCTATGTTATAGTCTCTCTTGTCAGGGTCAATAACGACCCAATGCAAGGAGACATACATTTATGGCAAATGCCGATATTGTAAATGGCGCCGTACCCAAAGGCCCAGTTTTACGAATGCAAGAGTACAAAGCCGGAGCAATCTGCTATCCAGGTGACCTCTTGAAGTTTAAAAGTGACGGAACAGTTGAGCCTGTTTCAGCAGCTACTGACGCATGTATGGGTGTGTGTATGGTTTATGCTGCATCTGCTGCACAAGTATTAGTAGCAGACGATCCTAATCAAATGTTCATCATGCAAGCTGATGACGCTACAATCGATGCCCAAACTGATATCGGCCTTAACTATGAGATCGCTATTGGTTCTCCTGACACTACTTATCGTAGATCAGGCATGGAGATCGATGCAAGCACACAAGCAACTACTGCAGCACTTCCTTTAAAAGTTCTCCGAATTGTAGATAGCCATGACAACGCATTGGGCGCAAACGTAAAATGTGTTGTAAAGATTAACAATCACCAACTCGGTAGCCATACCGGAACTGCAGGAGTCTAATAAATGTCTTCACCTCAATTTTTACGCGGTAATTATAGTGATCTCTTCGGTTCAGCGGCGTTACCCGCACTTGAAGAGCTATTCCGCTCTGAGCTAGCTCAGCACCCATCACGTCGCGAACAGCTTTTTAGAAAGATCAGCACTGACCGAGACATTTGGCAATCTTCGCAAATCCATGATTTGCCAATGTTCCAAGTAGTCCCTGAAGGCACTGATTACTCTTTCTCTCGTCAATATCAAGGTAATTCGAAGACACTCGTTCCTGTGAAGTATGGTTTGGGTTTCTCGATTTCTGAAGAAGCAGTTGACGACGGCAAGTTCGACTTCATCGCTGACGGTTTAAAGAAGTTAGCTAAATCTGCTCGTGAGAGCCAAGAGATAGCTGCCATGAACATCTTCAACAACGGCTTTTCTTCTGAATTAGCTGCTGACGGTGTTGCAGTATTCTCCTCTTCACACACACTCCCTTCTGGTCGCACTATCCGTAACCAGTTAAGTGCTGCTGCTGACTTATCGCAATCTTCTCTCGAAACAGCTCTGATAGACTTTGAGCAAGTTTTCGTAGGTGACAGCGGTATCATCAATCGCATTATGCCAAAAGTACTCTTGGTAAACCCAAGCAATAAGCGTTATGCAATGGAACTTATCGGTTCTGATTTGAAAGCTGACACTGCTGATAACAACATGAACTCAATGAAGCAAGATGGTTTGGTAGTAGTATCAAGTCCACACTTGACTGACGTTGATGCATGGTTCTTGTTAGCCGCTCCTCAAGAGACTGGCCTCAAGATCATCTCTAGAAAAGATATCGAAACTAAAGCAGCAGGCGCTGATGCAGGCTTCTTGAACGATTCGATCATGTACAAAGCCCGTTACCGTGAAAAGATCGGCGTTGACCATGTCAACGGTATCTTCGGTACACCAGGCGTCTAATAGCTAGTGCTGATGAGGGAGGACCTTACCTCCCTCTATTAACCGACAAACATAGGAGTTCACGTTGGGAACACATTTTAAAGGACCAGTCACATCTACTAACGGACTTATCGTTGGATCTTCTGGAACTACAATCACAAAATTTTTAAAAGGTACTGTTTCTGTTGTTGTGGCCACTGACGCCGCTGCAGCAGAAGAGGACGTTACTCTCACTATCTCCGGCGCAGCCGCAGGTGATAGCGTAATCCTCAACCCCCCTAACGCCGCTGCTGAAGCAGGTCTAAGCATTGCCCTAGTATGGGTATCTGCTGCTGACACTGTAAAGGTTCGTTTATCAAACTTAAACGACGCTGCAGCACTAGCAGGTAGTACTTCAAATTGGTCTTATCTGATCGTTAAATCGTAACGAGGTGACTTATGTCGGAAATCGATAAAGTCCAGGTACGAAATCTCTTTGACAGTAGAACATCCACAGGTTACTCAAGTGCCTACGAAGTTGTAGGCGGAGAGTACCGTACATTTCAAGCCTATGGCTCGACTAGTTCAGGCTCTGGCGCTGCTACTGTTATCATTTATGGATCTAATGAAGATACTCAATCAACAAACGCCCTAGTTCAACTAGGCACAATTACTCTCACACTTGGAACCACAGTATCTGCTGACGGGTTTGCATCTAATGCCCCTTGGCGCTTTATCACAGCAAGAGTAAGTGCAATTAGTGGCACAGGAGCAGCGGTTACGGTTAACGTAGGAGCCTGCTAATGGCGGTATCAGTTAACCCACGCGGCGCTCAAGTCAGTAAAGGCGATGTCACATATGACACTTTACTCTGGAAAGGGGACACCGCTGATCCAGGAATAGGCAACGGCACGATGCGAAGTATCTGGAGAATTGAAGATGATTATCTGCATCGGCGGATCACAATGAAATTCGGTACCACGTCCACTTTTGGAACAGGAAATTGGTACTGGACACTTCCCGGAGGATACTCTGCTGACTTTAAACGCTTAGGCATTACTGATAGCGCAGGAGCAAATGCTTTAGACATGTCAACGTGCGTCGGTTGTGGCACATATCTAGATGCTTCCGCTAACTACAACGCTTGTTCGCCCGTAATCAGACAAAGCACTGGAGCTACCAAATTATACGCGCACTACGCCGCCGCTGCTGGCAACTTCTTCAATTCCACGTCACCCATGGCATGGGATAACCTAGACACCATTTCGTTTCAGGTATTAATACCTATCGTAGTATAAGGGGAAAACATGGCAATAAAAATAGCCACATTCCCCGCTGTAACCCTAACATCTGGACAAGCCACAGCATGTTACGGAAGTGCATTAGCACTTCACACACTAACAATACAAGCTGAAGATAACAATACAGGCAATATCTATGTAGGAGACGAGACGGTCTCAACAACTAGCGGCGTTATTGTCCCTCCAGGCGGTTCCGTAGATATCACAGCAAGTGTCCTTAACCAAGGACGCAGTGAAGAGTTCCTCATAAGTGAGGTTTACTGCACAACAGGAACGACAGGAAATAAGGTCCGCCTCATTGGATTCAGGAGACGCAACTAATGTCTATTCGCATTAACCGCACCGCCTCTACCTCAGTATCCTTTACAACTCCACAAGAGATAGTAATAAGCCATGTAGACGATTCTATTGCGTTAGGGGACGGTACTAATACCCTCACACTTCAGTCGACCAATTCAGTTTATACAGTGCCTACAGCTACAGTGCCAGAGAAGTCAATAGTCGAAGAGGCCAGCTCGACGGTAACGTATGTAGGCAAAGCTGCACCAGGAAGCGCTACAGGATCAGCAGTATGGAAAATATCGAAATATACAGACAATGGCAGCGGTACGCTTACAGAAACCCAAGCCGACGGTAACGCTAACTATGATAATATATGGAACAATAGGGCATCACTGTCCTATAGCTAGGAGATTTTAGAATGAGTTTTTCAAATACCGCTGAAACAGCAGCACTTAACTACTTGTTTGTAGGCACTAACGTCTCTTGGGACGGAAATACGGACTTATGGATAGCCCTTCATACTGCTGATCCAGGTGAGGCTGGCACAGCAATCACAAGTGAGGCGGCCTATGGCTCCTATGCTCGAGTGACTTTAACAAGAGGAAGTGATTTCACAGTGAGTGGAAACCAAGTCTCAAACGCTAACTTAGAACAATTTCCTCAGTGTACGTCCGGCTCTGAGACCATTACATATGCTTCGATCGTAACCACATCAAGCGGAGCTGGAACAATTATTGTACGAGCAGCCCTTAACTCATCTATTCCGGTATCAACAGGAATTCAGCCACAATTCGCGGCGGGTGCCCTTGCATTCACTTTGGATTAATACATGGCTCTTGACTCGTTTGGTAACATTGGACGTTCATTTGACAATGGTAAGTATCATTATCAGTATGTAACAAAGACTACGCAACCTGCCCCAGGTACTGCAGGTTTTTTCGTCGATTTAAATCAAACGTCAGGACAACCCAAATATAATGCTTTTGCAGGCACACAATTAGCATTTACCCCTCTTACAGGCAGTGGGAATAATGGCGTTTATACAGGACCCTTTATCACGGGATCTACAAAACACTTAGTTAGATGGCAAGTCGTAAATACCAACACATCAGCGAATACCGTCCCTCCAGACAGAATATTTTTATGTGACTACTTGGGTTTTTACCCACTTGTGGATTGCGACGATGTAGATGTTCAGGCATGTGATAACACTCAAACACTAACTAGATACACAGACGGCGAAGGCGTTAGAATAGTTTTAATTGTTCAGGCGCCGATGACTGCAACAGCATCTCTGTCTATTTCATACACAAATCAAGACGGCACAAGTGGTAGAGTCTCAACTTTTAACGTCATTCCAGGTGTAAACATTGGAGTATGTGCGACTGGTACTGGTACTGCTGGCGGCGCAGCTCAAGCTACACCATTTTGGCCGTTAGTAAGCGGCGACACTGGAGTACAAAGTATCGACTCATTTACATTCGCAGGAAGTGCTGGCGGATTTGTGTGCGCAGCGCTTGTTAAGCCACTTGCGGAAATAATGACATATGAGTCTGGACTAGCGGTTGAGAAAACATTTGGTTTTCAAAACCAAATGGCACCTGAAATTATTGACGGAGCGTATTTAAATTTTTTGATTCAACGTGTAGGAAATGCGGCTGGATCACTTAGAAGCGAATTAATTTTTATAAATTCATAAAGGAAGTAATGAATGGCATTTACAAGTATCGATAATCTAGTAGCAGAAATAACGGGGGGAAAATTCTGGCGAGCAGACTGGAATAAGATCACAGGCGGTTCTGCCTATACAGCAGGTCGTTGGTATGATATGTCACCGCTTAACGGTACTCCAATAGCTAATGCTTGGGCAGGTACCTCACTCACTTACACTCCTTGCGACGAGTCCACAGGTAACGGCACACAAATCTTTGGAATAAGGCACGGCGGAGACGTGTCGACAGACACAAAACATGTTCTAAACGGTTCGGCCATTACAGCCGTTGCTACAGGCGTACCATCACAACTAATGCTTGTTGATATGTGTGGATATTTTCCAGGCATCAATATGAACTCATCTTCTGCCCAGAACATGTCAGGTACACCTACTCTTAGGTATTCAAACGGTGTTGGAGTTAGAGCATATCTCGTCATTACTTCTGCTTCAGGCGCTACAGCACATAACGTAGCAATGTCTTACACAGATCAAGACGGCAATACAGGCAATACACTTCCTGTAACGGTAGCTTGTACTGCATCAGCTATCGCGGGACACATAACTCACTCAGGTACGGCGGCAAACAACTATGGTCCTTTCTTACCACTAGCAAACGGAGATTATGGAATCAGAAACGTGGCGAGTGTTACTATTTCAGCGGCGTCAGGTTCAGGCACGGCGGCTTTGGTTCTTGCAAAGCCACTTCTCACAATACCTCTGCCAGTTGTTTCAGTGGCAAGTGAGCGTGATTTTATTAACCAACTCCCGGCACTTCCACAAATCCCTGACGATGCTTGTTTGACTTGGCTTTATTTTGCGGGAGCTGCGACGGCGGCCTCAACTAACTTTTACGGCTCATTAGAGTTTGGTTGGTCTTGATGCTTTTAAGTAACGGCAGAGCTAATTTTAGAACGCCTGGAAGACTTGCTGGGGCTCAATTTAATGACTTGGGCGGCTGGTCGAAAGGTGGCTTTAGAAATAGAGACACTGGGCTTAGCCAAGCCTTCTCTGCTTATCCGAATGGATATTTGGCTCCAAAAGCATTTATTTTGCCATTAAAAGATGGGGCGATCTCATCCTTCACACTGGCTGCAGGAATTATAGAAGGATCAGCAACACTCATTCCAGCAAGAAATCTTGAAGGTACAGGCACATTAGCAATATCTGTTACAAATGCACAGCTTGACCAGATCGTCTCACTCGTAGCAAGCGGAACTATGACTATAAGCGTCGCCGATGCTCAACTCGCTGGTGCTGCGAATATGGACGCATCAAGTACAATGGCAATTACTGTAGCCGATGCATTGTGTGGTGCTATTTTCTCTGTAACAGCAAGCTCTAGCTGTTCTATTACAGGTACTGGTTCAACTCTCACTGCACTAGCTTTTATGGAAGCAGAGGCAGGTGGACCTACTGAACTAAGTCCTGAAGGACTTGCTGCTGCAGTATGGAATACTGTCTTGGCCGACTACAATGAAACAGGATCGACTGGTGAGGCACTGGCAAATGCGTCAAGTGCAGGAAATCCTTGGGATGCGTTGCTCGCTGATAACAACGATTCAGGAACTTTTGGTGAGAGAGTCCAGAAACTATTAACAACTGGAAAGTTTTTAGGATTAAAGTAAACAATGGCAAAATTAGTTTGGGTCGATCCAGAAAAACCAGAAGAGAGTAGAAAGAGGCCAACACCTTTAGTGGCTTACTTCAAAGATCTTTTTAAGAAATCACTTTATCTGCACGCAGTAGAACTTGTGCTAATTGCCGTCCTTTACTGGCTGGTGCTCCGTGGCTAATGCGCGTACAGGTAATATTTGGCATGTAGATTCTACAGGTGCCCTTGAAACAGGCAAGCGCATCCTCATATCGGACATTCTACTCACAACTGCTGCAGCAGGGGATTCAGTCGTTATAGGCTCTACTTCCTCCTCTGCAGCCGTTCTAACCCTTAAAAACGCTACTGATGAGAACACAGAACATTACCAATTTGTAGCTCCTATAGTATTCCCAAATGGCCTTTATATTCAATCAATTACATCAGGAGCTAAGGTTATGTTAAAATTGGTTGGGACCGATGGAGGCAACTAATGGCACTTATTTTAAAGACATTCGATGATATTGCCGACCATTGCAGAGAGCAATTAGGAGTCCAAAGTGGAGACACGAATGCGCTTAATAAAATTAAACGTGCGATCAATCATTATTACATTAATGAGATTGTGCCTTTCAAGCGTTGGAACTGGCTCACTAAGCATACAAAGGTTATCCATAAACAGTTCTACACAGGAGGAACGGCCTCAGTCACGCCCGACTCTACGACCGTTACCCTCTCAGTCGCGCCGTCATCTTCGATTGGTTCGTTAACTAATTATTATTTCGCAGTAGATGGCTTCGACGAAGTCTATGACATTTCGGCACATACCAGTGAGAGTGTTACTCTTACTTTATCAAGTGCATATCAAGGCGTCGTTAATACAGAGGCAGCATTCGCCATCTGGACAGATCGCGTAGCACTACCAACTGACTGTAGAGAAGTATTCAGCATGTGGCACAATCGCCTCCCTAATCCTATGGAAGGCAGAGGGCATAAAGAGTTTATCGCAATACGTAATCAAGGTCCACGGGCACAAGGCTTACCGACAGATTTCTATGTAGGAGACTACTTTGATCCAAGCGGCGGTGCTGAAACGGAAGCTGACAGATATCGTTTAGTAAACATATGGCCTGCGTATACAGATCAAAGTGTTACGCTCAGTGTCGATTATGCACAAGAAGTATCAGCCCTCTCCAGTGACGACGATGAACCCGTACTTCCTTTAGAAGATAGAAACGTAATCGTCTACGGTGCTTTATCAGAACTGTGGAGAACGATAGCACGTAATCCAGAAGAATCTGCAAATGCATATCAGATGTACCAAACAAAGCTTGCACGTATGGCAGGAAAGATTGAGGGCGGATTCGACGCCCCCATCCTGGCCCCAAAAGCAGGATATCTTCGGTCAAAAAGAGCCAGTCGTATAGGTGCTCTATCCAGTCGCGGTTTCGGTGGTACAATGACAGGAAGCGGAGGATCAAGTTACTCTGCTCCCACTTACTTAGCGGACGTGACAATAAATGGTGCGACGATTACTGGCAATATTACTGTTAGTGCAAGTGTTACTATTGATGGGCGTGATATCTCAGTCGACGGTGCTACGATGGATGCACACATCGCTGCCACCACAAGCGTCCATGGTATTACAGATACTGCAGACTTACTTACAACCTCTAATACAAAAACCGTCACTAATAAAACACTTGCTGTGGCCTCTAACAGCATTACCTCAACTGCTTCAAGAGTTGGTGTGTATGACAGCGGTGGCAGTCTCACAGCTTCTGCTATTACTTCTGCAGAACTTACTTACTTAGATGACGTTGAAGCTTTAACAAGCCTTGCAATGAGCGACAACCAAGTGGCTGCTGCAGACGTAGCTACTTGGACATTAGCGTCTTTTGACTCCATTCACATCCTCTACTCATTAAGTCGTGGCGCAAGTAACAAAGAGATGGGACAGATCGTCCTTACAACAGATGGAACAAGTGCAGGACTAGCTCAAGGTGTGATCTCGTCTCTTGGCACTTTAGGTGTGACCTTTACAGCAGACGTTTCCGCAGGAACAGTGAGATTGAGGTATACTAGTACTTCGACAGGCACAGCGCCTGCAATGAAGTACAATGTGATTAAATGGTTAGCCTAAGAGGAGAGTGAATCGATGGCATCAGACTCGTTTAAAGTTAAGAACAGCATAAACATAGCCCCAGGCAGTCCTACAATGGACACTGAAGGTGACATTGGATTTGACTCCTCAACACATAAACTAAAGATCAGAGATAACTCTGCTACAAGAAACATAGTATCTGAAGACGGGACTGCAACGCTTACTAATAAGACTATCAGCGGAGCCTCTAATACAATTACAAATATACCTTCTTCTGCTTTAGCGGCGCTAACTTCTGACAGAGCAATGGTCACAGATGGCTCTGGTTTCCAGTCAGCATCTGCTGTAACAGCTACAGAACTTGGTTATGTAAGCGGTGTATCAAGCGCTATTCAAACACAAATAGCAGCTAAAGCTCCAGCAGCTTCGCCTACATTTTCAGGAACTATTACTACTCCTCTTACGGCATCTCGCGCACTAGTGACAGGTGCATCAAGTGAGTTAGCAGTTATTGCAACTACTTCCACTGAGCTAGGTTATGTTAGCGGGACTACCTCTTCCATACAAAACCAACTAAATGCAATCACCGCAGCGGCTAGTAGTCCTTACGATGAATTGAACTACAGTTTAACTGCTACTGTTGCAGCAAATGCGCTTACAATTGCTTTAAAAGATGCTTCTGGATCGGATCCAAGTGGGGGAAGTCCGGTGAAGATCGCCTTCCGAAATGCGACGGCTGCTACTGGAACGTATAGTATAGTAAACGCTACTGCTGCTACCTCAGTTGTAGTAAGTTCAGGTTCAACGCTAGGACACACAAGTGCTTACTTAGAATATATATACGTATACGCCATTAACAATGCTGGGACACTAGAACTCGCAGTATCTACGTCATTATTTAACGATCTTGACGTTGTGTCGACTACTGCAGAAGGCGGTGCAGGTGCAGCAGACTCTGCTACGGTCATGTACTCTACAACAGCACGAACGAATGTTGCATTTAGATTGCTCGGGATACTACAATCCACGCAAACTACTGCAGGGACATGGACTACCGCGATCTCTAACGTGTCGCTGAGAGTAAATCCAAGGTATACTTTTGGAAGCCGACAAGTTTTTACTGCAGATGGTACGTGGACAAGACCTGCTGGATGTAGAGCTATTTTAGTCAGAGTTCAGGCTGCTGGCGGCGGCGGCGGCGGCGCTGAGGGCGGTGCAGGAACTTCTGTATCCTCAGGTGGAGGAGGCGGCGCTGGTGGCTACACTGAAAAATTCTTTACTTATGGCTTTGGTTCTTCTCAAACGGTAACTGTCGGTGTCGGAGGAACTGCTGGGGCTGCTTCTGGTGGAGGTGACGGCGGTGACGGTGAGGACTCCTCTTTTGGAACTCTACTTGTCGCAACAGGTGGCGGCGGCGGCGGCGGTAGAGCCACAATCTCGGCATCTGTAGTCAGAATGGGAGCGGCTGGTGTAGGTAACGGAGCAAGTGTCTCTGGTGATTTTGACGTTGTTGGTGAGTATGGGTATACAGGCCTTGGTCTGGGGACCACTGGCATTTCCGGTATGGGAGGTAAATCTTACCTAGGGCGCGGTGGAAGACAGTCTATAGGAAATGTGGCGGGTACGACTGGATTCTATGGCGGCGGCGGTTCTGGTGGGAACGTAGAGAGTTCTACTACAGATCGCGCAGGCGGCGTTGGTGGAGACGGTATAATTATTGTAGAGGAATTCTACTAAAATGCCACGGCGCACTGAGCTACATCAGATCGTACCTTGGAACGGGGGGTTAAATACCTCGGTAGACTCTGGCATGGTCCCAGACACAGATCTAGTCATTGCAGATAATATCCAGTATACATCGACCAAGTCACGAAAAAAGAGAGAGGGAATAAACTATCTAGACACTTCTATGCCTGCAGTGATCACACGCTCAAGTTCAGGAACAACACGCACCCTCATTTTTGCTTCTTCTATTAATATCGCAAGTCCTCTAGACCACATCTTGGTTGTAGGAGAGAACATCACGATAACTAGTACTGGAAGCGGTAATGATCTCACCTACGCTGCAACAGATGTCGCTATCACTGCAATCAGTACTACTAACGTCGCAAATGATACTATCACCTATACTGATTCGGGCTCCCTCACTGAAGGCGCTACTGCTACTACTACACTCACCGTAAAGAGATCAAGTAAAGTCCTCTGTAGTCATGACTACTGGTACTTAGATTCATCGAATGTAAAACAACACTATAATATGACGATGACTGCGCAAGGCTTGCTCTTTCGCCATACTGAAGCCGGACTAAGAAAACAAATAGTAGCTGACACTTCTGCAGTAAAGACATTTACTGATGGTAGCGTCACTGTCGGTACAGATAATGTTGCTATTACTGCTCACGGATACGTAACTGGTATCAAAGTTCAACTTACCACTAGTGGCACACTTCCTGCAGGCTTAGCCCTTGCTATGGATTACTTTGTAATCAAGATAGATGCAGACAATATAAAATTAGCAAGTACATACGCTAATGCGATATTAGGTACTGTCGTAGATATCACTGCTGCAGCAGGCGGCGGTACTCACACAGTCACCCCTTACGACGCTACAGCCATAACAGGTCCACTCACCTTCGTCAACATGGAGACATTTAATAATAAATGCATTATTGCAATGTCAGGTACAGGGAATACACCAAAGATTTATGACCCATTAGTAGATGACGAGTGGAATGACTTGCAGGGCTCTCCCCCTGACTTCTCTATAATGCGCCCTCATCAAGGGAGACTCTTTACAAATCAAAAGACAAATGCTGATCGCATTCACTACTGCGAGACCTTTAACCATACTGTTTGGAATGGTTTTGGTGATAGCGGTGCTCTAGACTCCTCAACAGGTGATGGTGATCCTACAGGTATACAGGCAATATCTCCTAGTTTTAAAGGGGAAATCTTTGTTTTTAAGAAACATAAAATGGAACGCCTTATAGGAACAAGCCCAGAAGACTACTTACTAATACCTGTTACAAACGGTGTGGGATCGATCTCACACAACTCATTTGTTCAGGTCGATCAAGACGATCTCTTTTTTGTCTCCCCTCGCGGAGTACATTCAATAGCTGCGACAGATCAGTATGGCGCTTTTCAAGGCGCTTATCTCTCTAAAGATATTAAACCAACATTCGATATGTTCAACAAAGACGACCTAATGTATTGTACTGGTAAATGGATACCCGCTCTTAATGCGGTTGCTTGGGCTTTTACTGAGGACGATGATACCTACTCTATTTACTTCTTATCGATAGTTGATCGCGAAAACCCAGAGTGGTTACGTTGGCCAGAGATGCCGGGTAATATTTTGGGTTTTATGGAATTAAGTAGCGAGCGCATCCTTACTATAGGCACTGACGATGGACGCCTGGTAAGGGCACAGACAGGCGATAACTTTGATTATACAAGTACCCCTATAAGCTACCTGATTAAATCAGGGAAAATATATCCAGGTAATGACCCTGTATCTATGAAGGCTTTTAAGCGTCTAACGCTCCTCTATCGACCAACAGGCGATTTCTCTTTTACAGTAACGCTTAAGATAGATAAGAAACCCACACAGAGTTATTCATTTAGTCAGGAATCAGGAGGAGACCTACTGGGGACTACTTTTGTTCTTGGGGAGTCTATTCTAGGTACAGACAGCGACTTTGCTCCCTATACCTTCCTTATTGAGGGGTACGGTCGCGGTGTTACAGTTGAAGTCGAACAGAGTGGAATAGACGAAGATATAAACCTTTACGGTATAATATTTGAGTATGAGAATGCCGATTTAAGGCAAGAAGTAGAGGAGTAGGAAATGGCAAGTTTAGATGTAACCAGGTCATATAGCGATGGCAATACCCTGACGGGAGCGATGTTAGATGCTATCGTAGATGATCTAGAAACCTTCCTTAATACAACCAAGATCAACGATGATAATATCCAGAACGCAGGTATTACAGCGTCAAGTAAACTTATCGATGCGAGTATCACTGCTGCAAAACTCGCTACTGATTCAGTAACTACAGCTAAAATCGAAGCCCTTGCAGTAACGGCTGCTAAGCTTGCAGCCGACTCTGTAACAACTGCAAAGATCTTAGATGCCAATGTTACTACAGCTAAATTAGCAGCAGCTACTGCTGCGTTTCTAATGCCTACAGGAGTCATACTGCCATATACAGCCAGCTCTGCTCCTACAGGTTATCTTACATGTGACGGATCTCAAGTAAATCGCGTAACATATGCAGATCTGTACGCCATTATCGGAACTAAGTACGGTAACGGTGATGGCTCTACTACCTTTCATTTACCCGATCTTCGCGGACGTTTTCTTCGTGGGTATGATAATGGCGCTGGAAACGATCCAAACGCAGGTACCCGTTCTGTCTCAAATACAGGAGGGAACAGTGGCGATAACATTGGATCGTATCAAGCTGATGCCATGCAGGGTCACTATCACGATTTCTATTACGACTACGGGTCAAATTCCCCTTCGGCAGGTACGTATCAATTTGTAAGTCCTACTGGAAGCAATACTACAAACGGTGCTAACGATTCTGTAAGAGGGGCTCTAACAGACGGTACAAACGGTACGCCAAGAACAGCTAGCGAGTCGCGTCCTAAAAACGTAACAGTTCAATATATTATTAAGACTTAATATGCACGTAGTCCCTTTCAATGCCGAAAAGCACTATGAAGCGGTGGAAACATGGTGGAAGCGCCATGACTGGCCTGTAATTCCTATAAAGACCTTGCCCCCTACTGGGTTTATTATAGAAGAGGTCTGCGCTACTTGGCTCTATGAACTAGACAGTAATATCGCCATGTTAGAGTGGACTGTCGCAAATAAAGAAATCAACTTTCTTAAACGATCACAAGCACTTAATACCTTAATCGATCATGTGTTAAAATATGCTAAGAATCAGGGGTACGAGCATGTCTTTACGACAGCTAATCATCCTGGATTCATAGGTAGATTAAAAGAGCGAGGATTCATGGTTACAGATACAAGTGTCACACACCTAATGGCGAGGTTATAAAATGCCAAGTGGAGTCGGAACGGCGGTTGCAGTTGGAGCGGGATTAGGTATGCTAGGGGGAGCTATGGGAGACCAATCCAGCAGTGACTCCTCCTCGTGGTTAGAGGCAGCAAAAGATACTAGCATAGGTAAAAGAGCCGCTAAGTATGAATTAACGGATTATGCCAATCTAAGAAAAGCAATGGCACTACAGTACAAAGGCGGTGCTCAAGATATTAGCAGAGCACGTACTGCACAAAACCAATTTGCTAACCTCATGCAACAGTACGCCCAAACGGGCGGCATGCCACAAGTACAAGATATTAATAATGCAAATCAATTTGCAAATCAGATGTTTGCACCACAACAAACAGCGTTACAACAAGCATTCGAACAACAAAGAATGATGGCAAATAGACAGGCAGGCGTTTCAGGTCGAATGGCTAACGACCCTATCCTGGCGAATAAGTTAGCACAAGGTCAAACACAACAGCAAGCATTACTCCAAAGTCAGCAAGGTGCATTTGCAGCGCAATATGCACAGCAACTACCAGGACAACGCGTAAATGCAATGCAACAATACGCGGGTCTTCGCGAAGGTCTTGCATCTCAGGCACTCCAGAATAGATCGACCCTCCTCTCTCTCGGCTCACAGCTTAAGGGCGCGGAGCGTCAGTGGAGAGTACAGACAGGCATTCAACACGGATCGCAGTCACAATCAAGCGGTGGCGGACTCGGCGGTGCTATCGGCGGTGCTCTAGGCGGCGCTGCAACGGGCCTAATGGCGTTCAACGCATTCGGTGGTCCTTCTAAGACTGTGGGCGACTTTACTGCTACCGGCGGAGCGCCCACTATACAACACGGAGCCGGGGCACAACAAGCATTCGCAGGTGGCGGTGGAGGAATGAGCAGTGGTGGATACAATGGTCCTACAGGAGGACTCCCAGCATTTGCTACAAGACAAGCACCTCCCCCTCCAGCAGGTGGAGCATTTAACTATAACACTATGACATACGGATTTTAACAATGGCAAATTTCGATAATCTAATGCAAGGTCTAAAGATGTTTCAACAAGGTGTGCAAGAGTTTGCAGTTAACCGCGCAGTCTCTGATGCGACTGAGCAGATCAATCAGCTCAACTCACAACAAATGGATGAGATGGAAAAAAGACAGGCCATGAAGCAATTAAGCGATGGTTTAGGGTTACGTCTTACAGGACTTAATGCTTCTGCTAGTACAGTAGCAAACGCAGTATCACTTGCTGCTCCCAAAGCCCTAAATACACCTGACTCCTATATTCTTGAGGGACTTGCAAAAGGCTCTAAAAAGATGCAGGATATAGGCGTAACAGCACAGACTATGGACCCTGATTATATTTTAAAGATGCGACAAGCACAAGAGGCTGCAGCAAAGGCAGCATTATATAACCAAACAAAAGAAACGGATCGACAAGACCGGATCAATGTAAAACAAACAGAGTATGCAGATAAGTTTGAGAAACGTAAAGACGTGGCTCCGTTGCTTACCATTAAAACAATGGCACAAACTCTGGACGATGTCGTACTCAAACCCCGTCCTGATGGTAAATATGATCTAGGTGAAATTAATATAGCTAAGAATGCGATCATCAAGGGCCTTAATCCAGGAACAGGCGCTCAATCAGATCAAGACGTAAGAGATGCCCGAAGACTGCAGGGATTACTAGATCAAATGAAACAAGAGGCGTCCAAACGTACAGACGGCTCTGTGCCACAAAATTTAGTTAATCTTTATAAACAGCAGGTTCAACGTATGAAAGCCAGCGCCGATGCGCGTATTAAAAAGGCTGCTGAAGGACACGCTACTGGTGGAAAAAAGATTAATCCTAATTTTGATGCGGAAGCTATCCAGTCTTCTTTACTTGAGCGGTATTCTCCTGAGAAGATGCCGCAAGGGGCGGATAGTACAACTCCAACAGCGCCTGCACAAAACTTTAACAAATACTGGAAGTAATAATGAGTATCTTCGACGCTGTTGTAAAAACTGCTTCTAGAGTTCTGTCTTCTCATAAGGAAGATAAAAGACAGTCATTTGAAAAAGCGCAATCAAAAGCAAGTGAGTTTGACGTCGGGGCATTTGCACGTGAGCAACTAGGTGGCGAGATAAGTGCGTATGACAACATAAACGGGATGGCTAAAGTAAAAGTATTCGATGAGAAGACACAGGAAGAAGTAGAGCGTGATTTTGACTTTGGGTCAATGGTAAAAGAGCAGTTTGGAAAAGAACTGAATCAGTGGAAGCCGGTTGTAAATAGCCCGGAATCTGCCTTACAAGAAAATGGCCTAGACTTCGCTGAGCGTAGTACTATGGCATCTCTAAGTAGACCTTCTGATAAAGTAGCCTTTCTAAAAAAGAAGTATGGCGAAGATAATGTCGCCGTAACTCCACAAGGACTTCGGGTAAAACAATCGAATGTTTGGAAAGTGGCTGAAGAGGGTGCATTAGGTGAGTTTGGAAAAGATATTCCATCACTAGTAGCAACAACTGCTGGGGCTGCAAAAGGAGCCTCTTTGGGCGCGGCTGCTGGAACTTTCGTAGCTCCAGGGCCTGGGACTTTAGTTGGAGGACTTGTTGGCGGCGCTGTAGGCGCTGGACTTGCTGCTCTTGTTACTAAAGGGGTCCAAGATAAGACGTTAGAAGTAGCAGGGATCAAGACTGAGGAAGATGCGGATCACGCCTTAAAAGAGATGGGAAAAGCAGGTATTGAAGCTGCTGGGTGGCAATTAGCGCTAGGCTCTGCAGGAAAATTAGCAAGTGCTGCATGGCGAGGGCCTGGTGGACGTATTATGGCAGGAGCGTTGGAAAAAATAACGGGAACACCTGCAGACGATTTCTTAGTTACATTCGGACTTGATGACGCAGCGAAACACGTCTCTAAGAGTTTAGCTTTAGATAAGGCTGCGGCTGAGCGTGCTTTAAAAGAAGGCACGTTTCAAGGCATCTTACCCTCACAAAGAAAATTAGCAATTACAGCTCAGCGCTCTCTTGATAAGATGCATCAAGCCGCTAGTGCAGATTATGGCAGCATGATTGATGATCTTGCGGGGCAAGGTGTATTGACAAAAGCTGCTGCACAAGTAGACGATGTTGCGGAGTCCTTCTCCAAGGGGCTAAAAGATGTTGGACTAGTGGATGAAACGGGTCGATGGATCAAAGCTAAAGAGGCTGCCAGGCGAGGAATTCCACAGGAAGTATTTGATTCTAAGAGCCAAGCTAAACTAGAGTCTATGTATAATAATTTGTGGGCTAATTCCAAAGGTCGCAAGATGTCGTTTGAACAACTGACAAAACTACGTAAGAATGTCGATGAGATCTTGCGAGCTAGTAACGTATTTGCCAACCCCGATGCTATGACTCCAAAAGCGCGGAATATGGCGTTATCATTTAGGGCACAACTACGTGCCAAGGAAGTACAGTCACTCGCAGGACATTCTGTAAAGCTCCAGGGAAAAGTAATAGATGCTGCAGAATATTATAACAGCGGCTTACGTAAGTATTCAAAATTTATTGATGCTTACGATAATATTGCTATTCCTCCTAAAGCACAAATAAACGATGTAATCAAAGGCGTTAATAAGGTATTTAAAGAGAATAGTATTGAAGCTAGAATGTTACAACAATCTTATAAAGATGCTGCGACTTATACAGGGCGCGGTGCAGAGCAAGCGGTAAAAGAACTACGTATAGCCAAAGCTGCCTCCAATTTATCTGATCTGTATGTAGGGTCAATTGTATCTCCTAAATCTGCAGTTACAAAAGGTACTGTAGGAACTAACAAACTTCTATCTGGACAATCAAAGATACTAGCAGGTCCTGCTCATGTTGTTAACTACTTAACTTCTATTACCCCAGAGGAACAACTTATGTTATTGCGTAATCCTCAATTAGTACGTACTTTGTGGGATGCTCCAGCACAGGCCGAAGAAAATGCGGCGCAGTTTCAAGATGACCTGTTTAACCAAGCACAGCAGCAAATAGGGCAGTAATATGGACCGAGACGAACTCCTTAACCACCTTATCGAAATTAAAGAACGCCAAGCTGCTATGCATTCTGACGTTCAGAACATGAGTCGTAATATTGAAGCGCACGAAGAAGTCCATGAGAAACTACGCTCTGATGTAGACTCCCTCCAAAAAGATATGCACTTAGCCAAGGGCCTCATTGCCGTAATTACCACTGTCGCTGGATACCTCGGTATCGACCGTGTCCTTAAGTAATGCTCGAACAAGTTGTGTATTAACGTCCTTATTCGTTCTTAAGAAGTCAACGACAGTTGCTACCCAGATCTCTTCCTCAGTATAGGCATTCCCTATAAACGGCGCATATTTGCTAAAGATCTCTCTGATTTCATTGATATCGTTATTAGTGAGTGATATCATCGTCACCCCCAGCACCGTCCAAGCTTGTAAAAACTTTCGTACTAGCTACTCCCAACTCTTCTTGCAGTAACTGAGAGAATCCAATACAAAGTGCGAGTAACCATAAAGGGTCATCTTTACCCTTTTCAGTGCAATAATCTTGAAGCATCTCTGCGAAGTCTTGTATTTCTTCTGGTTCTATTCCAATAGTCTCACTCATTTATTTCCCCCTTAAGTTAGTTGTATCTACATACTCAGCGCCACAGTCCTTGCAACGATATCGCTGAAAAGTACCGTCATTTCTGATTGTTCGCCCATGTTTTACGAAAGCTGCTCCTCCACATGCATCACATGAATCAGGTGCTCCTTTTCCTTTATACACTTCCAGGTTTACTCCTGTACCCCACGGTGCAAGCACGTTGTAGAGTTCCTCTAGAGCAAGTACATCCATCTTGTTGTACTTCTCCATCTCCTTCCAAGCAAGTGGGTTGTCCTTTAAACATTCACGCCACAGAGTAAACCCCTCGAATTTCTTATGCTTACTCTTCTTATATTTGGTACAAAGCTTTTCAGCTAAGTGCTCTAAGCGGTTACTTGTGAATGCAAAATGCTTACGCGCTAATTGAAGCGTGTCGATATGTTTGTAAGGTGACGGCGGTTGTATATTATTTAAAGCCATTCTAGCGTTCATCTTTTTTTGATCGAACTTCTTTCCGTTATGTGTAATCACTACATCAGCTTCGTTAAGCAGTTTCTTTAATTCCAAAAGAAGCTTCTTATCATCATCTACATTCGGAGCATCACGCTGGTCCATATAAAATACTTTCTTCTCTCCTAACCACTTAGCAGACCACGACAGCAAATGCCAATCATGTTCAATCATTGCTTGACCCACATCTTGTTGCCACACTCCCCATACGTAAGCTAAGATTGGACTGGTTTCAAGATCGTATAAAAGAATGCGTTGTTTTTTGTTACTCATTTAGAATACCCTTAGCCTTCTCATACGCATCTTGTCCTTTGTAATACATTTTGATTTCGCTCTCTACACACAAGGCAATCTTGTTATAGACAGGGCCGATGATACCAGGGAAGGTTGAGTATTGCGAGATCGCGTACTTAGGTACAAGCACTACATCGCCGACCTTAACATCTAATTCAACTGTCTCTCCTGTATCTTCGTCGTAGTAACCTTCTCCGCGATCAAGTACGATACCAACGAGTCCAGCATTTTCTTTAGCGCCGCCGTGAACCTGTCTGACGTCTTCAGCAATAATAATGGAGGAAGTCTTAGATGCTTTTACATCTTCCTCTACCAATTCAATGAGCAGTTGATTTCCTCTCAGTTTGTACAGATCTTTGCCTGTTTCACGTAGTTTTTGAAATGCATTAAAGAACTTTGTTTGCATGTGGTAACTCCAATAATGTAAAAGGTTTAACATACTGCTTTCCAATTTCATATCCCTGCTCTTCTAGTAACGTGCGAATGTATCCTAGCTCATAGCCAAGTTGGTATTGATCATCAAAGTCAATCTCGTTAATTGTAGGAGCGAATGTAGATACGTCTACAATTTTTAATATTAGATCGTGCGTAGCTAACTTTACTCCTGCCACGAACCCATCATAGTACCCTTTGTTCTTATCCATAAATTAGTCCTTTCAAGACATCTTTCTTTTTACTTTGCAGATATGAGTCTGCAGTTTGCATTGAACTCCATCCCATTACTTCCATTACATCTTTAATTGCTAGTCCTTTGTCAACCAAGCGAGTCGCAAAGAGCTTACGCAGATCCTTTGGCTTAAGCCCTACTCTTCTAAGAGCGTTGTAGAGATTTCGGTACGGCGGCGCTTGACTAGTTGGTGGTATCTTAAAAACTGTGCGAGATTTGCCCTGCTTACCAGTGACCTCAATGTCGTCCCCGCTCCTGGAAATAGACGTAGTTTCCACAGGACGTAAACCAGTACAAAGCAGATACTCTGCCCAGTCACGATAAGATCCTGCTGGCATCTTTTCAATGCATTTTTTAGCTGTGTCATAATCTACTCCTAGTTTCTCTTTTTTGTAGGCATTCTTAAACTTATAGTTATCCTTAAGGAAATCCTTGAATAAATTTGGGCCAGTCCTTAGCCCCTGTTGTGCCATCCATTCATGTAGAGAACCCACGCGGATCACCATAGTCTTAGCAGCATACGTGCTCCCCGACCCATTCTTTTTTAAGTATCTGTCAATGCATTCATTTGGTGAGAGGCCTGCTTCTAGTGCAGGAAGCAATGTCATAAGTCGCGCCCTCTCTGATTTAACGGTGCTCATGCTCCACTTATGTCTCTTCGATTCTAAGTATTGATCAATAATCTCTTTTGTAACCATAAGCACCTCTTTAATAAGACTAAGCTACTTTTAAACAGAAAGCAAGCCCTATTTACGTAATCTCCCTAGATTAGAGGCTTCGCCGTCTATTTCAACGGATTGGTCTTGTCCTTGATCATAGCACCAGTTGGTAGGTGAATTGACGTTGAACCCGTGATCCTCTTTACGATATTCTTGTGGGTACTCATTAACGCCCTTCATACAGCCTCGTATATACATTGTATACGCCGTATTGGTATAACTGCTGCGAATTGTATCGATATCCCACACCTGCTTATCTATAATATAAGTACAAAGCAGATGAAGCTGCGCAATTAGAATCATGAGCATACCTACTATAAGTAATAAGCTTATTCTACTTAACACTGGGTATCTCTTCTTGGCATTTACCTAAGAGCACTTCTACTGGGACTTGTGGATGTTTCTTTACTTCATACCCTAAGCACTCAATCACCTGATTACTGCATTTCTTAGAGGCATCGCTTATTCGCTTGCCGTCATTCTTTACTCCACAGTGCATAAAAACTATTAGGACTATCATATCTATTGTCATGGTTCCTCCTGGAACTATATTAAAAGGTGAGGCGAGCCAGCCGCGACCCTGGCCATGTGATTACTGTGGTTTAACAGAACGATTATTAAAGGTAGTGGTTTAGTCCTAGCCACATGCCGTGGCACCCTTTAACTCTCTCAGGCCCTGATAGCCCTACATTATGCTTGTATCAGCGAATCCAAGCTCTGTAATTACCCACGTCTTCGTCACCGAATATTATCTTCATCTGTGCGTCTCCAGCAACCGCGTGTCACCCGTATCATTGATGCCGACTGTTGCAGCTTGCGCACCTTCGCCTCGTTAAAAGAATAGCTTACTTATTTTGTTTTGTCAACCCTGTTCTTTCTTTGCTTTTCTAAAGTCATGTAAAACTTCACACGCCATTTGGACTAATTCTATGTATGTAAAAGCAGTGTCGGTGTTGCCAAACTCAAGAAGACATTGTTCCAATCTCTCACACCACTCTTTCCAGAAGTTGCGCTGCTCAATGAACGCACTAACAATTTTCGCGTTCGCTTTGCCGTTGTATACTTCCCGCTCGAATATATGTAGCCGCTCGACTTCAGTTCGCAACTCAGTGATTTCCTTCTCCGCAATTTCCCACGCTGCATCAAAAGCCTCAAGAGCTGTAGCGAAGTGATCTGGATAACCAGAATATTTTGGCGACTCATTTGCAATTATGTGCGCTGCCTTTTCTCGCAGCTTTTTGATTTCGTCTGTCATTCTTCGCCCCACTTCTTTTTAAACGCTTTGATAACTTCAAAGTCCTCGGGCCACATCACTTGATCAGGCTTGTTAATAATCTGAACCGCCTCCTCAAGTGCTGTGAGGATGTCGAGGATTTCACGTTCAAAATCACTCGCGGTAAAAAATGGTTTCACGATTCACTCTCCTTTGGTTTGGCAATCGGTTTCTTCTCTTGCAATTTCACACATAAATCAATGAATCCCTTATATCCCATAATCTCAATATCAGAGTATCCGGCTTCCTTTCCAATCTCTTCGTACTTATCTAACCATGTTTCAATTTTGTGATACTCACATCCAATGCGGATCATTCCGTCAAAAACGAAATAAGCCGTGTTGCGATTAAAAGTGAAATAAATAAGGTCGGCGGAGCTAAGGTTGGCGTAGCGAAGGTTGGCGTAGCGAAGGTCGGCGTAGCGAAGGTTGGCGGAGCTAAGGTCGGCGTAGCGAAGGTTGGCGGAGCTAAGGTCGGCGGAGCTAAGGTTGGCGTAGCGAAGGTTGGCGTAGCGAAGGTTGGCGGAGCGAAGGTTGGCGGAGCTAAGGTCGGCGTAGCGAAGGTTGGCGGAGCTAAGGTCGGCGTAGCTAAGGTTGGCCCTCTCGCCGCCCTCTTCATCTCGTAACCACTTCAAATGCTTTTTTAGGATTTCGTCTAATTCTTCTTTTGTAAGAACGCGTAAGTTACTCATAAAGCCTCCCATACAATCGACCATAATCTCTGTCTATTAATAATCCAGGGATGTAATCCCATGCTTCTAAGCTAGCACTGTAAATAAATACAGTCAAGAAGATTCTTTCATAGTTTCCTTTGAACACATACTGTCCGCTGTCCGACCATGTTCCATGGTGCATTTCTCTTGACAAATTGTATCCCCTAGGCTCACTAAGTTCTCCTGGCAATACATTCTTTCCATCCTTATCAGTACTAAGAGAAGAGTACCAAGCGACCATCAATTTCTCTGGGTGCTCATTAGTAACTTCACCGTAAGTATTAAACTCCAATACCATCCCCTGTTTTATATTGCGCAGCTCAACTTGCATAAGCTTATACTTAGGCTTTGGTGTTCCTACTCCTGCTTTAGAGTCAATACACGGCACTTGTTCTGGTGTATTGCCAGCATCGAACAACAGTACACGTTCTTTGTGTTTCTTTCTTTTATGTAATGAGCGGAAGTCAAAGACTTGTACTGGTTTTATCCAACTTGTATCAGCGCAGTACTTCTTTAACTTATTTAAGTATGTCAGGTCAACGGCTTTGTATTCGGCACAACCAAGCCCTAATAGGGCTATTAACATGATTAATACTTTAGTCATAAATACCTCCAAAAACAGATTAACAGTGCTTTGAGGTAAAAGCAAGCATTATTTTAACGTGGGGTAGCCCCTAATGCGCCTTGGATAAGTTTTTGTGTATTAAGCGTGGTTTGGCCAATTGCCAAGATTGTATCTTGTACAGAATTTAATTGACTCTCAATTGACTCAAGTTTTGACCCATTTACATTGTCTAATTGGGTCACGGTTTCCGCCAATTCCCCGCCACTCTCATCCTTGGCGGACATGGAAGCAGTAGCCTTTGTTGCGATCACGTTAGCTGTACTAAACGCAGCTAACATCGCTGCTAAGAACCCTGCAAATACTGCACTCATTCCATTAGCACTCTTCACCTCCACTACCGATCCAATAATAAGCATCAGTATTGTAAGTACAAACTTTCTTCCGCCTAGTTTATCCATTGCTCTTTTCTCCTTCTTCTTTCTTTAATCGATCAATTGTATTAATAATACGAACGCAGGTCTTTCGTAAATGCTCGTGGTAACCGCCAGCATAGAACGCCTTTATAAATCCACGACTTGTTTTTCTGTATCGAATGCACTGTAGAAACTCCGCAACATAATCCTGCAGATCGTTGTCTAGTTCTCTGTATCCTTTATTTAATCGCTTGGTCTGCATTCCTTCAATTAAGAGGTCAGCTTCCTTTGCTTTTTTGAGTGGTCTTGCCATTCTCTATTCCTTACGCTCGATTAGATTGTACGTTTTATTAAACGTCCTATCGTAGGGGAGCAGTCCCTTCAAGAATTTATCAAAGTCCATTTTAGTTGGATGCCAGTAAGTCCCATCCTCAACATTGAGATTAACGGCGTAAAGGGCCGCCTCTAGGATCTCTTTCTTCACTGGATGCCTGTGTCCCTCTAACTGCCTTACTAGCTCATTCAAATTCATGTCAGCGTGAACATCCATATCCACGCCCTTATACAATGCATAAATAAGTACGGCTGCTTCTAGGCCTGATACTGAATAACGTACTGGTACCTCGTCTGCAGCCATCTCTTAGCCACCGATCTCGCGACGTACTCTTGATGCGCGTGCTTCAGCGCCGCTAACCGCACTCTTGTTACCGTATTGCTTAGGAGCATATGATGTTCGCTGTTGACCTTGATCTTTAGGTACTACTGGAGTAACTGACAAGTTACTCGAAAGAAAGTCCTTACCGCCGCCCTGACGGATCGAAGTATACGCTGTGATCTGTACTTTACTGCTTCCTGGGTTAGCTTGCAGTACTGCATCAATTTTCCCAATAAGCTCATTTACTTGCTCAGTGCTTAGTGTGAGATTAGTGATGAGGCTGTCGCCCTGAATAATCTCCATCATCTCACCAGTAACGTCGCTTGTCTTTCGATTAGCATCGATTACTCGAAAGCTTGTACCTTGTGTAAATACCTTATTACTCTTCTTCTGTTCGCTCATGTATTCTCCTCTGAGGCTCCCGCCTCTTTAATAATTTTACTTACTTCGTCCATTGTCTCATTTACTGGTATGATGCCTGCTATCGTAAAGATGCAGACGGCGTTAGCCTTGTCTGAGTGTTGATAGGAAGCAATACTTCCTAGTAATACTCTCACAGGTTTTTTAAGAGTGGCATGTAAGAACTCTACTTCCTTATAGTTTAAGTTTTTCATTCAAGTCCTCGTATCCTTTGAGTAGTTCCCTTGCAAGGGCTGCCTCTGCAAACCTGTTATCTTTGTTGTACTTAGGAATTATGCCTTCCTTAATGCCGTAGATCCTGTCAAGAACCAATTCCTTTAGTTCCTTCACTTCCTTACGCTTTAGATTGTAGACGACTTCTTCGTGTTTGTCAAGCTCCTCCATTGGGATCTCAGTGAGCTTCTTAATAAGGTCGTTATATACATTAAGACGCTTCTTTTGCCCTGCATCACGCTCTAAGAGAATCGTCGATCTAAAGAGTGTCTTTGTGAGTACAATGATCTGGTTCTTGTCTAATTTTATTTGGTATGCTTTTTGGCTCACAGTTTACTCCTTCTTAATTCCAAGTGTGGGCGGGGGCTTTGTAGCATCTTTAGCTCATAGATACGCCCATCGCTAAACTTCACCTTTTGTATCTTGTTGTCCTCTAGTGCTTTTATGAGGTCGGCTTCTATTTGCTCCAGCGGTGCTAAGACTTCTTTGTGCTCTTTGTACTGTAGGTACAGCTCATCTAGACCATCGACCTTTGATGAGTCATCTGGCCACTTCTTCTTAGGCCACGTTTTAAAGTATTCCTTAAGAGCGTCTTTGTCACCATAGCACTCCTTCTTATATGCACAGAAGGCGCACTTGATAGATCCTAATTGGAAGTCTTTAGGCACAAGTGTAGGGTCTTTGTGGAAGTCTACTGCGTTAGAGACTGCTACATACTTGTTCTTCACTTGTTCGTACAACTCTTTGCTAGGAGTGAAGCGTATCTCACGAAGCTTACTTGTATTCTTTGAGTACTGAATAATTGCAGCGTGATCTATTCCACGCGATTGTAAAAATAAACCAGAATCATAAAAGTACATATTAAGCTGATAAAAATTATTGGCAAGAAAGGGGTCATTGATGGTACGTAGCCAAGAAGCAATATCCACAACGTAGAAACTTGAAGGGCCGAGCACGCTAACACCGTCCATATTAGACATTTTATCATTGAAATCCTCCCAATCACTTGAAAAATAGTTTGAATGTTTTTCCTTCTTTGACTTCACGTCGAACAAGCACTTATACTTTTCTGAAATAAAACAGCCGTCAATCGATCCCTCAATAATCTCAAACGTCGCTGGAAGAGCAAAGAACGATAGAACTTGTTGCTTATACTTTACTTTAAAGTCTTCTATTTTATCGAATTGCTGAAGGAGTGAGTACTCGACTGAGTGTCCTAGTGATAGTAGTCGCACAGTCTCTGGCGTCTTAATCTCTTTCCCCTCGTACTTAACAAAACCACGGTATTCCATTAGTTCGTGTGCTAACTCTCTGGAGCACTTTCCTGCACTTGATGGGCGCAGTGGCATATATTTGCTGTACTCAGCCATCTCTTTCTTCTGTGCTTCGTCTGTGCGGTAATCCAGGATATCTATGTAGCCACAAGAGGGTCCAGGAACATTTACTTCGCTCACTCTTCACCTTCTTCGTTTACTAACTTCTTCTCTATCAAGTATTCTACTACCTTTGCGAATTCTCGTCTAGTCTCTCTGCTTGTTCCAATGAAGGAGCCGTCAGCATCAAACGCACTGTAGATAAGTTCACGTAAATGTGTTATATCCGCCAGCATCGCTCTTGCTAGTCTTTCATCTACATCCATTGTTTGTACATCTCTATTATCCATTATGTTCTCTCCAAGTACTCATGAATCGCTGGTATTGATAAATCATTGTAATTCTAGCTGGGGGTTTAACAGGCACCGAAACTACTGCCTTCGGACGCTTTGGCCCCTTAAGCTTGTACTTCTGTAGATAGCGAAACGTCTGTGCCCTCGATAGATTCAGCGCCGCTGCCACTTCCATAATATTGTCCGCTCCCAGCAATGCTGCCTTCAGTGCCTTCAGCGTAACTTTCGGTTTCTTCCTGTTGTACTTTGCCAAAACGTAGCCTCCGTAAGATTTGTTGGTATCGTTCTTGTTCTACTTTATGTCGTGGGATGTATTTGCTCATTCTTATTTCCTTTGTAGCGATCATCAAGATCTGTTCGTCCTGTTAAAATAAACTCTAATAAAAACATGAGGCAGCATATCGCATGGCCTAAATGGGAAAGTCCACTCTCTGGGTCTATATCTTCCCCCCGCAAGTATGCAAATATATGGCGAAGGGCGGCGGCGATACAACGTGAGTACGAAATACCTTTACGCCAATTGTGTGCTGCATATTTTCTTTTTCCAAACGTCATCACCTTTGCAACTTCTTCAATCGCAACGGACGATAGCAATGACATATCTGGCTTACCTTCATCGTACTTAGTCCCAGCTTGTTGTATCTCGTGCACGTCACTTGTCTTCTCTAGTAAGTCAGTAAGTCCGTGGGTCACAATGCGTGGCTCGTAGCTCATGCTTGCTCCTTTGCCTGTTGGCCTGGGGCGCAGTGAGTAATGCCGTATATTGCAACGAACTCTTTAAATTGTTCTTGCGTATAGAGCGGTTGCTTCCTTATATAAGACAACGTCAGTTCCGGATCTTCCAGCAGAAACGCTGCAAAGGCCTCTCGCTCGGCTTGCTTAGCTTTATTGAGCTTAATGCTGTTTTTTATTCGGGTATCCATGTTCATTTTGTCCACCTTTCGTTTACGCAACCATCGACAGTCAGTTTAATTGGTCCTAACGCATTTGTCAACTTATAATTTGTCATACAATATGTGAGTTCTTTCGCAGCCTTATCAGCACAGTCTAATGGAACTTCAGTACCAATAAAGTCATGTACTAAAAGGAGAACGTCTTGTCCACTTCGTCTTGCACTCTCTAACACCAAATCAGAGGCACTTGATTGAATGAGGGTATTAAAGCCCTTCATGTAAACGTCTTCAGGTCGCTCAATATAGAGGGGTCGACCGAGTAGATTGATCACTTCGTGGCCGTCTAATAGTTGTGCAGTGATCTCGTCGTGAAAGCGGAAGGCTCCTTCAAAGCGTTTCTTAAGCCTACTCAGGATGTCTTTACATTCTTTGTCTGTCTTCCTGAAGCCTACTTCTTGCAGTGCCTGCTGGATACGGCGCCATCCGGCACCATAAAAGCAACTAAATCCAAGGCGCTTAGCTGCGTTACGCTCCTCTAAGTGAAGCTTCTTTACTTCTTTTGGCTCACATTTTAGATCAAAGATGTCAATTGCATTTACGTCGTGGATCGAAAGACCTTTTTGCACAAGTTCTGTAAGTACTTTATCGTCCGAATAATAAGCGATGAGCTTGGCTTCGATTGCTTCCATATCATACTGACATAAAGTTTTTCCAGGTCGTGCCAGAAATAGCGGGTACAGTCCTCCGGTAACTTGCTGTAGATTCGGCTCAGATGAACTAAGTCGTCCAGTCCGCGTGCCGCACAGATTGTAAGTAGGATGAATGACTCCGTTGATATGCTTTTCTCTGTAGGGCTCAAGGAATGATCCGTGGAGTTTTTGGGCTTCTCTGTATTCGAGGAGGGTCTTAAATTCTTTGTATCCGTCATTGGCTAACCTTTCTAAGATTGCTTTACCAGTACTGTCTTCCCCTTTATAGGTAGTTGCATCTAGTTTTAAATGATCTTTTATAAGCCACAACATTTGCGCGGGGGAGTCGTAATTAAGCCTGGGCTCTAATTTACTCACTGCTTTATCATAAAGGGCGCGGTACCTTGCGTAAAGCTTTTCTCGCTTCTCAGGCGTTGGCGCCTTCATCTTCTCCAGTGCAGCATTCCTCATTGTTCGGTACTGTGCATCAAGGTCTTCAACTTGCTTCTTATTCCATGCTTCGTGAATATCGCCCCAAGTCGTATCTAGCACTTCCTTTAACGCAATAATCTGGTCTTGTGTCTCATGCGTCATTTTGTCTAAGAGTTCAAGATCGATACTAATCCCTTTTAGTTCAGCCTTAAGAAGCATCTTCGCCCAAGGCATCATGCGGGTCAAGTAGAACTTCACGTCCTGTTCAGTAGCGTTGTATCTAAGTACTGGGAGTAAATCAAAGGTATACTCACAATCTTTAAGGACGTATTCATCGTTGTCGTGATTCGTTGGATCTTCCCAAAAAGGGGCGTAGCCTAAAAAGAAGGGCACTAGTGTCTTAAGAGAGAGTCCTTTAGCCTTCCTATGCTCGATTCCAGTTGGTAATTCTTTGTTGCGCTTGGTTCTCTCTTCATCGTAATCAAGTAGCCACTGCTCCGGGATCTTTGTCTTTATAACGTGTGCGAGGTATTGTGTATCTTGCGTCCATTGACATTCCACTTGATCAAGTGTGACTAAACCATTTACAAGAAGAAACTTCCAATCAAATTTTCCGTTGTGCGTGACGTAAACGAGGTCAGGGTTATCTGCAAACCATTTTTTAAACTTGTTTAGATCTCTAAATACTTTTTTGTATGACCCAAAACAGTAAACACCAATACAAAGGATCTTATCTTTCCAGGGGTTCAGTCCTGTGGTTTCGATATCTAGTGCATATAGCATTATGGCTCCTACTCAACAATATTTACTTTCTCCATAATAGCTTCCATCTCAGCCCGAGTCAACCTAAAAAAGTGATCATCTTTCGAATTAGCTCTCTGCAAGTCATATCGATTAGTTACAACGTCGGCTCTGAGGATTAGGGGCTCCTTTGCAGCAACGTCGCGGTTACCATATCCAGGAATAGGATTATTTGGATTAGTACAATAAAGGCCAGGGATCTTAAAGCGAACCTTGGCATAAGCAAAGGATACTTTCCTTGTATCTGTGCAAAAGAATTGTTCAAGCAAGATGTCGAAGTTCTCTTCTTTCTCGTCCTTGTATAAGTACATGAGGAGCGGCCTCACAAAGAGGTCGAAGATTTGTTGTCTAGATGTGTTCTGCTTTTTAGTATTAATAAAAAGTTGGTTAAGAATATTAGCCATCGTAGGAGAAATCCTTATCGAGTATTCCTTGTGCTCTGAGTGTACGATACGTCACTACTGTCCCTAAGATATACCCAACTCCTACATCTGTCACTAGTGCATCAAAAATGGTCTCAGGATCGAAGATTAGTTCAAGGTCTTTCTTAAGCCAGTCCATTGCTTCTAAGCTCGTCTCCGATACTTCTATTTCGATGGAGTCAGTGAAGGCAACATACTTATCGTAAAGACGCTCTAAATCCTCTAGAGAGAGTGTACGACTCATCTTCCATGCTTTCTTTGAAGGTCTCTTCTTATAGATCTCAGTTAGGTATGGCATGTTTCTGCTCCAGCCCCGCTATAGCAATAGCGAAGGCATCGGTAATGTCCCACTTCTCGTCTACAATTAATTGTTCAATATGATTGCGAGAGACTTCGTCCTCTGCGAAATAGTTAAGGACACCTATAGCTACCTCATTCTTTTCTGCATGTCCATGGCCACCTACAATCTTCTTCACAGTAGTATTTCGTACTTCTGCTACATTCCTCTCACCAAGTCCATACTGACAGGCTCCAATGAATTTATGAAGCATTTCTCCTGCAATACCCTTCATTGCGAATTTCTCAATGTAAACTTCAGAGATATCCTGCGAAGCATCAAACAAAGCTAAGTGTAAACAAATCTTGTTTACTATCTCTCTTGTACGGACGATGTAATTGCTATTCTTTGATTCCACAATAACAGCTAAAAAAATCTCTTTGGTCTTAGGATCAAATATTGCTAGTCCACATTTTCTTGTTGCGGGATCAATCCCCAGTACCAGTGACATTTTTCTTCTCTTCCTTGAGTTTTTTAATCTCTGCTTTAAGTTCTTTAACACGCTCATAGCTATATCTTGCGTCTGACAAGTCAGAAAGCCCTGCTTCCATTCTATTAGCCATGATTTGCGCCTCTTCAATAAGGCTCTTAATAAGAGCATAATTTCGTGTTTCGTTACATTTTCGCATGTCGTTTAAGACATCACACAATGTTCTATTTAAGTACATACTGTCTCTGTAATCACTCATTCTAGACCACCTCATCTATTAATCCATAGTCCTTGGCTTGCTTCGCTGTAAGTAGTACATCTTTACTAAGCAGATTATGTAAAGCAGTGCTATCACCCTTCCACCTAGTCTTAAGTATCTTATGATTGAACGAATCAATCATCTTTGTTTGCTGATGCAGTTCATTGATATCTTTAGGTGTAAGTGTTCCTTCAATGTCTAATGATCCATAGTGAATAAGGATTGTAGTATGAGGAGTAGCAGCCCTTTTCTTAGCTGCCTGCATAATGATAACGCCTGCTGAGTAGCAGTACCCACTAGCTACAATCGTAATATCCTTGTCATAAGACACGAGCATATCGTAGATACCTAATCCACAAGCAGCAGATCCTCCCTCAGTAGATAAGAAGATCTTAATCTCTTTCTTCTCACTCTTCCTAAAAGCCTTAAGCACTACTCTAAACTGCGCCATTAGCCCCTCATCCACAGCCCCAATGAGATAAGCCTCGCCCATCTCTAGGTCTATAAACTCCGGCGCTGTTAACGCCTCTATTGCTTCCTTTTCCTCGCTCATACTAGTCCTTCCTAGAACTCTAAGCTAATGGTGCCTAAAACGCTCTTATTTGAGTTATATTGAACGCCAAGGAATACAGGGCCTAGTACCCTTCTTTGTACTCCTAGACCCCATATACGCTCGTTTAAAGCGTTATAAGGGGCACCGTACAGTGCTGTAACATTCCAGTCGCGGAGTTTCGTCTCAGAAACAACGTGTTCGATCTGACGATCCCTCTCGCTGTTGTCTACGACTTCCTTCTCCTCAACTATCGTTCCATCCTTTTGCTTAATTACCTTTATCTTGGTCACTATATTTGTCTTTATGTGGTCCCTATCGACGTACTTAGTAACAACCTGTGGCCTACGAAACATCTGTGATGTATAGAATCCAAGAGCAAATAGGGCTACGCCCATGATGAATAGGTTCTTCAAACTAAGGTCCATACTAGGCCTCCTTACTTAGAAATGAAAGTTTACTCAAAAACGAGGATAGGCCCTCAATAGTTTTGATCTGATGGAGGTAGTATATGGCTTCCTCGCCTTGTATAAAACGGTATCTTCCACCCTCATATTTTTTAATGAGGCGATTAAGCTTAGTGGCTAACTTATAGTCATATATCTCTAATCTGCCATCGCTATAGAATTCCATTTTACGTGTTTTTAAAAGCATTGTGCTCATGGCTTAAACACCCTGTTACCGCTCCCTGGTGCTCTAATGGTTAAATGGATCCAAGATCCCACTAATCCCTTTGTAGCATCGGGATGTTCCATGTAAAGGCCACACGATTTGAGTAGTGACTTGGTATTGCCATTGCGTATCCAGTCTTGTTGTAAGTAGTGTGCTAAGTCCTGTCCTGGATCTGCTAGGTCTACGGCTTCGCAGGTGCAATGCGCAGATGTGGTAGCTCCCCCCGCCTTCTTGTTGTATGGTCCTGGTCGATAACCAGATGTTACGGTGCCTCGTACTATCCCTCGGGCTGCTGCTAATACTAAGAGGTTATTAACGCAATCAACTAGGCGCTCTAAGTTAGCTTCCATAGCTGGCGTTAGTGGGTATTCCTTATCACGTCCCATAAGGACGCCCTCTTTAGTGATGCTCGCTACGCTCGCAGCTTCGCTCATATTACCCTCCCACACTCATCTAATGTTTTAAGTACTTCTTTTGCTTCAACGTAGCAAAGAGTTGCGTCAACAGAGACTTGGCCTCTGGCCAGTCTAGCTACGTAGATACGCTTCGCTAATATTCGTAGTTCTTTGTTTACGGGCTTCGCCCTCTTAGCTTTTGCCATCCTCGCCCTCCTTAACTAAAGAATAGCCCAGTTTCTCTAGTAATGCAAGAGTGGCTATAAACCACACTTTAGATGCCACCTGTTCTGCATCAAGCCTATGATTGAATGAATCTACTGGCTGTAGCTCCGTTTGGTACAGTTCAGCCAATCGCCTTAACTTATTTAAGTCATGGATTGTATACTTGAGGTCCTTCGGACTCGTGATCACTACAGCCTCCCTCTAGGACACCATGTACTGTGGAGCTTCGCCGCGTCAGCAGTCTCTTTGCCATACGTAGCTTCAGCGCCGCATTCGCAGTTAACGTAACTGTCTACTGTGTATCCATGCGGTAGTACTATTCCATCTCTTACTGCATTGCTAACTATCTGAGCCCAGTCGCCCTCATCATCTTTAGGTTTATTAGAAATAAGTGGGTTAGTTGTGGTAGCAAGGATCTTATTCACTGTAGGAATGAGATTAGTTAAACATGAGCTAAATAGGTCTGGTCTTAGTATAACCGTACAGCTCGCAGAGACACCGTTAGCTTGTAAGTCGACTAAGAAAAAGGACTCCTCAGCTACTGTAGGGAAGACACTTACTAACTCTACATGTAATTTATTTATAAGTATCTGATGCCTTGTTACTCCATATTTGAAACTACTAAGTGTAATATCGACCATCTAGCACCGCCCTCGCCCATCAGTTTAGCGCAGTGTCGTGGCTAAGTCAAGTGCTGACGCACTATAGGGGGGGGG